CTCCATGAATGTCATGTTCAATCTTTTTCGGCAAATGTGGTTGAACATATGTCGGGCATACATTGGTTTGCGCTTCCTTGACTTGGTGATAATTTGGTCGGGTGTCATGTCCATTACTTCACAAATAACCCGTAACACTTCACCCCATGTGGTGTAATTATTGTTGATGTCGGTTTTGGGTTGCACAATCTCCCGTTTCAACATTTTAATTTCACGATCGTGTTGCATCTTGTTTTCAACCACCAACAATCGCAGTCGTTTTATTTCTTGTTTCAGGTTGTGTATTTCTTGGTAATGGCTTGTCATATTGTTCTTTGAATTGCTTTGAATATCTCATACGCCACTTGTGGCACAATGGCATTCCCGTATGCTTTTATTGATTCTGATCGCCATTTTGAAAAGGTAATTCCGTCCAATTTGGCGGGAATCCCATCATTTCCGCTACAAATCGGGGATTGAGTTGGGAAGATACCCCAAGTGTTTCCGTCAACTGTGTGTTTGTTTTTCTTTTGCTTTTCCCGCCCTTCCAATCCCCGTTCATTGGAGTTGGTAACATCCCCCTCACTTGCAATGTCGCGTACAAATTGCTGTTCCCGTGTAACCCCGATTCCCGAATTGGTTTCGCCACTCCATCCTTGCTGATGTGCAGCTGATGATTGCTTTGTCCCTCCCCAATCGCTGATGCGGTTGGTGTTGGTAGCAACGAACCATACTCTGTCCCTTCCGTGTGGGGCATTGACCGCCGCCGCAGGTATAACCACGGCCTGGACTTCGTACCCCTCAAACTCCAAATCAGTATGCACCTCATCGAATACCAATCCCCCATTCCAATTAAGGAGTCCAAAAACATTTTCCCCCACGATGTACTTTGGTTTAATCTCGCGTATTGCTCTAAGCATGCTGGGCCATAAATGGCGTTCATCTTCCTTGCCTTTTCGTTTTCCCGCCATACTGTATGGTTGGCAGGGGAATCCTCCTGTGAGAATGTCAATTTTGTTTGCATATTTTGTAAAGTCGCTTTTTGTAATGTCGGTAAATGTTTCTGCGTTCGGCCAATAATGATGCAATACCTTTTGCCCAAATTCGTTCCACTCACAATGGAAAACATTTTCCCATCCCATCCATTCTGCGGCTAAATCAAAACCGCCAATTCCTGAAAATAAACTTCCGTGGTGCCTCATTATTTGTCTATGCAAATATAACAATCAACACGAAATAAACAAAATAATCTTAACGAATATCATAGTTCCCGTAGTTTCCACGAATACCCAATGCCATCATTTCGTGATAACGCCATGAATCAATCCCGTGATCCGTTCCGATGGGTGTGTTGTTGGTTCGCCCCTGGCTATCCGTATCCCAACAGTAATTCCGCAGTTCCTTAATTAGGTTTGTCGATGTGGATGTAACCAAATACGATTGGGATTGCATGATTTGGATTCCGTAGTTTATGGAATCTTTGCCCTTGGTTACGCCTTTGATTCTAATTCCATACCTCCGTATCTCATCAATTGATTTTGGTTCGGCACTATCCGCATAAATGGGTACATGATTTGGTAATGCCCTTGCAATGTCCGAATTAAGCATTCCCGTGCGATATGCGACTTCATCAACGATTCGTTGACCATTGTATTCATAAACGGCAACAATCGCCGTAGGGTCGTTTGTATAACCGAAATCCACCCCACAACCAACCAATCTCGCATCCTCTGGTATTTTGTCAATGGTTTGCCAATTGGAAAAGATAACCCCTTGTAGGTTTCCAATCTCACCAAGCCCGTACACCCGCCACCAATTGGCCCAATAGTTTGATGTTTCCGCCCTATCCCGTGCCTTTTCAATTTCGTTTACAATTGATTTGTCCAACGCTTCATTGTCTTTGTAGGTTAGTACAATCATTTCCGCATCCGCATCGCTTACCAATTCACTATCCACCCAAAATTCCGCCACGGGGTTGTAGTCAAGATAAATGAATTTACGGGTACGGATTGCCATTTGGTAGTATGATTCCCAATCAATGTTGTTGCACTCGTTTACGAATAACACATCACGCCTTGCACCCCTCAACTTTTGTGGTTGGTCTGCGGAAAAGAATTCAATGTAACTATCGTTGCTGAATGAATAAGTCCATGAAGATTTGTTCCATTTCAACGGATCAAACATCCCGACCATTTCCATGATTTTAAGGAAGTCACGAATAGCACCCCTCCGTAGGTGGGGGATGGTTTCCGATACGATGCTGATTTCTACCTTTGGGTTTTTAACCGCGTAATCAATTAGCAAGGGGATAATTGAAAAGGTTTTTGAACTACTTGTTCCACCCCTTACAATTCTAACCCGTTTGCGTAACCGACTAATCTTGACCTGGGCCGTTGTTTTCTGCAACATCTATATCAATCCCATTGAAAATTGGTTTCTCTTTTTCCTCCAACACATTGTGGCTCATGGATAGTTTGCGGAGTTCTTCTTCGCTACTTATCAATTTCATTAACGCCAATTGTAATGTGGGTTGCTCACTCAAATACCATTTGGAACGCATAGATACTTTGATGTTGGTTTTGATTTCCAACAACGCCTCTTTTATGCTTTCCGATTTTTCCAAGCCCAGGTGGTAAAATGTGCTACTTGTACATGGTAAATATGCAATTACATCTTGAATAAAAAACAATTTGTGTTTCTTTATTGCGGCGATGGCCGTTGCTTCTAATTCGTTTCTATCGTATGCCATTATTCATCGGGGGTTAGGGGTATTGGCATCCAGTAAACCACATGTAATCTTTGATCCGTGTGATAACAATGCCATTGTTCATCGTAGTAAACCGCCACATAAGGGAAACCCCGCACGGTCTTAACCAATACGGGGGTTTCTTCTTGTGGTAATGTTCGTTCAATCTTCCTCCACGCTTTCATGTTCTAATGCTTCTTGGTAAGTGTCGTAAAATGTTTCTTCGCCATTGTAAAAATTTGTTACGAGGTAATCAACTTGATGCCCCATGCAAGAGCAAATTGAGATTCCATTTTCCAGGGCTATGTAAACATAACCCGAATTAGGGTTAAATCCAACGCCCATGATTTCTTCGTTTGCACATTGATTTGCATACGCTTGAAAAATCAATCCCAATCCTTTTGCTTCGCAGTAGGAAATTGAGTTGCCAATCCCCGTGATTTCAATTGTGTTTGTCATATCTGTTCTAATTTTGTTGTTTCAACTTGTAATTTAGTAACGCACTTCTTGTCGTTCATGTAGTGGCAAATTACCTCGGATGTTTTGTCGTTCAATTGTTGTAAAAAAACACCCACGCATTCAATGTTACCGATTGAATCTAACTGCCATTTAACCATTTGTCCTATTTCCATGAAGCGAAGATACATTTTTAATTTGAAATACAAAATAAAAAGATAAATTATTTTAATCCCACGAATGCTTTGAGGGGGTAAAACACCAAACTATTGCGGTACCCACCTTCATGCGTTGGGATAATTGGTGTAACTCCATGCACATTTTTCCATGCGGGGTAAACCAACATTGAGTTATCTGCGCTATCCATGACCGCCCCGTAATCGGGAACATATAGATTGCCACCTTTGGCGTTCAAACGCTTTGTGATAATCACATTCACCGCCCCGACAATGTTACCAGTATCACGATGGAAAGGTGCTGATATATTGTAATTGGCAATAGATGATGTGAAAAGATTGGCGAACTTCCATTGGTCGGGCACTTGCTCAAATAGTTTTTTTTGCCGTTCGTATTGTTCTGGTAGTATATCGTGCATAATTGATTCGCTTTCCTTTGCCAACATTAGCATTGCTTTAATGTAGGTTTGTGCCGACTTCACTTGATGAACTGATGAAATGGTTGGATATGGTCTACGCATAACTGGCTTTGGTGGGACACCCCCCAAAATCACCGACATTTGACTAACGCCAATTTTACGGGCATCGGAACGCTTCATCCCCTCTTTTGACAATTTCACAGTTTCCATTCTGTCCAAATATGTTTTTGGTACATTTTTACTATTGAATTCCATGTTGGCCAGGTTCGCTAACTTCGCTGCTCTTTCTGGCATTGACTTAATATAAAACCCAATGGCTTCACCATTCTCATAGAAAATGCAATCTTCGGTAATGTTTGGGGCTAAATACGGGCAGTCTTGACCGATTTTTGCTTCATGGGGTTGTAGGGTTAAATCTACGCGTTTCATCGTTTGATTATTATGTGTGAATTTTTTGGTTGACCTGGTTTGTCTTTCAGTTGGACATTCTTCGGGAATGTTGACAACATGATATTGACATCTTTCATTTTGTCATGTATTCTATCTTCTTCACTTCCCAACCCTCCTTTTTCGTATCTCTTGAAATCTATGAAGGTGTAATTCAAAATTAAATTGCCCCCGTATTTATTCAAATGATAAGCCGAAGCGTAATAATCGGGGATCGTATTAATGATTGGATGGAATTCAAACTCCGTTCTTTTGATAGCAAAACAACGCCCATCAACTAATCCATATTTAGAATACTTTGTTTTTGCATAAAATGGATTCCCAGTTGAATTTAGGCCAATCAATTTCACTCCCATTTTGTCGGCCTTCGGAATGATTGCCAATAATTCGTTCAATGATTCCATAACTGAACAATCCACGAACTTGCCGTTCTGTATTTTTTTTGCCCCAACACAATCGTCACTCATGAATATGCCCCACTCGCCAGGGTTCAACATTCGTAAGCCATAATTGAAATTGTTCTGTATGCCTTTGGGTTCGTTGGTTTGTATCAATTCACCTTGTGGGCCTATGCAAGTGAATTTGTCTGCATTGTTGTGGCATAACACGATGTGTTCAGTTTGCAACATTTTGGATGTTGTTGCTTCTTTGTATCGGTCATAATACATCAAAAAGATTTTCATAACTTATCTTTTTCTTCTTTGAGGTATTGCATGATCATGTAACCAACATACGCCCCGCGTTCACGCCAAAACTTTACCAATTCGGTGGCTTCATCGTAATGGTCGGGTTCAAATTCAATTTGGATGGCTTTCTTTACACCATCGGCCATGTCCGCAAGTTCGTCGGATAAATCTTCCTCATCCAAAAGTGAGTAATCCACCTCCACGGGTTGTTGCCAAACATCTAATCCCCATTCCGTCAACAATTCTGGCTCCCATTCATTAGCCAATACATCCCAATCCCATTCACCGAACCCAACATTGTCTTTAATAATAAACTCTTTTTGTTGTTCTTCGGTGAGGTCGGATGCTTTGATGATTGGAACTTCCTTCAACCCCACTTCCTGAACTGCCCTTAAACGCATATTGCCACCCAACACAACCATTTCATCGTTGACAACAATGGGTCGGAGTTGTAGCATTTGTGGGAAGTCCTTAATGGATTGAACTAACTTCTTGAATTTATCGTCTTTGATTACCCTTGGGTTATTTTCGTTGGCGATAATGTCTTTGGTTTTTACTGTTTGTATCATTTGTTCATTTTTATTTGGTGTGTGATAATTAAAAAATCTTTGTGTTGTTTTTGATCCCCAAATTGGATGTGGCATTTTCTGCAAAGGGCTTGTAGGTTTTCAATTTTATCGGCTTCCTTGCTTCCACCCATGCCACGGCATTCAATGTGGTGGATGTCAACCGCCTGGCTTCCACACACTTCGCACGGGATAAAATCGGTTGTATCATACCCAAAATAATTCAAATAAATTTTTGTATGTTTTTTCATTGTTGATTCCCTTTTCGTATAACCTAAACGCCACCGATTCCGATACCCCCATTCGTTCGCCAATTGCTCGGAATGTGTAATGGTAATCATCGCGTAAAATCATTACAGCGTATTGCTTTGCAGTTGTTTTACTGCGGTTAACCATGGCCCCCATTTTGCTCGGTCTTGAAATTGTATTCTGCATTTTGTACACATATAAATTTGATTGGGTTCAATCATTGGCCCCGTTTCGTTGATTAATTCTTTGGTTGATTCTTTATTGTTATCGCAACAATCACAAAGGTTTCTCGTAAGTTTCATAAACCTGGGTTAACTCATTTATCATGGTTTGCCATGCCTTTGGATTGCAAGTACACGGCTTGTAAATTCTTTTGCTCTGGAATACCCTTGACCAAATTTCGGCAACCTTCGTGGCTTCCATTGGTGATAAGGTTTGGGAATTTACCGATTTGAAATGTGTCCACCAATCGTATTCGCCTTCCGTCATGCACAATGGTTTCCGATTTGGAAATAGTTTGTTCAATTTGTGTTTACGGGCATCGCAGCCGCAATCCTCGGAGTTTACCCATTTGACAATGGCTTCAATCCCCGTGGCCTTCGTTACCTTCTGGATCGTATCCCCCAACCCGATTGATGGTCGTGATTCGGTAAATTGTTTCCGTGTGTCGCTTTTCTTCTGCATATATTTTGTATTTTGTTTGTGTTCGTTGTTTGATGTGTTGTTTGGCGTTTTTTATACTGTTAAAAACCGAATGTGTTGGAATCCCCGTGCGTTTTTCAATATCCCTCATTGAATGTCCGTACACAAAATGTAGTTCCAATAACATCTGGTCATAATCTCGCAGTTCATCAATTGCCTTTTTTACCTCACCCATCAAGTCCAAATGTGCCATTTCAGCCATTTCGGGGCTTTCTACGGGGTTAAATTGGTCTTGGTGTGGTATTGTCTTGTTTGATGCCCGTTTGATGTCCATAAACGCATTGTGTAACATCTTGAACAAATAGATGGTGTTGATGGTTCCGTTGTAATTGGTCAACCTTACAAAATTTCCCTCCGCCAATTGGATTTCCGCCAACTTCAAATACATCGATTGTACCATGTCATCCGCTTCATCGTTTGATGCACCAATGTATTTGGCAATCTTGATCCATTCAATGTGGCGTTTGGCTATGGCTTCAAGTGTTACCAATGTATGCTTCGATTTGTAATTTGAAATCCTCAAACGAATATACCACCACATAGGCGTAATTCATCGCGGTAACCAATTTTTCCCATTCTTTTTGATGTGCTGATTGTTTGTTTGGTTTGACTTTGAGTTCAATGAATAACCCGTGGTGTGTTTGTGTGGGGATGAATAACACAAGGTCTGCCACCCCTGGCAATACTCCCTCGGCTTTTAACCTTTGGGCCGTTCGCAAATCCCGTGATCCTCCGTTGGGAACATGAATCAAATGGTTTGCCCATTGGCGGTATGCCAACCGAAACCACTTAACGCAGTTGATTTGTAAACGGCTTTCCAGGTGCTTCATTCTCCATCCAAATAAATTGTTTTGGCTTTGGTGAATCCCGCGTTGTACGCCATTTGTTGGTCAATCTTTTCCTTCATGAAAAAATGTTCTTTGGTTTCGTGGGGTGGCACGGCCGTTGGGTGGTTTTGTTCCAACCATTCGATGAATTGTTCTAATGCGGTTTTCATAGTGTCGTATTTGTTCATTTTGTTTTCGCTTGTTGTATTTGCCATTCAATCAATTCCAATGCTCGTTTGTAACCTTCTTTGTACCCTTCGTCATAACTCATTTGCCTTCCCATAACTTCCATTTCTTTGGCTTTGTTCCAATCGGAAAGGGTTAA